AGCCTATCCATCCCCCGCCAGTCAGTGCGCAGCAGCAATCCATCGCGGTAACTGCGCAACTGATCGATGCGTGGCGCTTTGGAGCCCTGCGAATGCAGTCCGCGCCCCAGCCAGGTGATAAATTTGCATTCATCCAGGGTTGCGTGTACTAGATCACCCATGTTCATCAATCCTTTCTTGATCCATTCCTCGTACCGCTTCGAGACGCTGACGGTGTATGCTGGTGACATGATCCAAGCCATGCACTCTCAACATCACCAGCGTCCTGATCCATTCGGACACAGACATACCGGCTATACGCGCGGCGCGGCTCACCTCGTCGAAGGTTTCGTCAGGCACCTTCACACCGGGCAGCGCCGATGTACACTTACCCATCGGCAAACTTTCGGTGTTGCGCGAAAAACTAGAACTCATTGGATAAACCCTCCATGGATATAGACATGGGAAAACTGATTGGAATTGCCATGCTTGCCGCAATCATGTTCATGCCGGTCGCATTGGCGCTCAGTATTTTCTTTCCGCGCCTACAAGGAAAAGGAATGTGGCTTCCAGGCGCCTTGTGTCTGGTGTTAGCAACGCTGGTCGTGTTCGATCCATTTGCCGTACCTCCAGACCCTGAGGCATCGCAAAGGGCACTCGAAATAGAACGCAACCACCTGATCACCGAGCGCGTGGCCGAATTCGACAGTTGCAAGCGTCTGTCCATCGAGCTACGCGGAGTCGCCGGGCGCGATGAACTTGTGCGCGACTGCCTCGCTACGGCAAACGCGTTTTCCGAAATCATTGCGCAGCAAATAGCCGACATCGACAAGCGCGTCACAGAGATTCGGAATGAAACGAAGAGGTAGCCCATTAGGCAGCATCCTTGATCGTCGTGTCACCAGCACCGACTTTTGCCGCAAGCTCTTCAAGCTTCTTCCCTTGCGCGTAGTGGACATCGGATTGGCGGCCGTTGAGCAGCCTGTTGATGCTTGGCTGTGCGATGCCGCTCTCTTTCGCAATTCGACCTTGCGACCATCCGGCGGCTATGAGTGTTTTGATATGTTGAATGACCATGGATAGAACAATAGCAAATGCTATTCAATTAGTCAATAGCAATTTGACTCTTACGAATTGCTATCGGTTATGCGAGGATTCTTTAATGGAAACCCCAAACGAAGCCCGCCTGGGCCTACTGAAATTAGAGGTCGCCAAGTTTGATACGGTTGCGGCTTTCGCTCGCGCCTACCTATTGGATGAAACCTATATCCGGCAACTACTGAAGGGCCACCGGGCATTTGGTGAGCGCGCGGCGAGGAAAATGGGCGAGGAAAAGTTCGGCTCTCCGGACTACTTCACGCCGCCCCTTGGAATCAAGAAAGAACCCCAGCGCATCGACAGAGAGATGCGACGGCTGAAAAGGTTGTATGACATCGCAGAGAATATCAACGATGCTGGACTGAAGAAGCTCATAGCCTACGCAGAGGACATTTCGCGGCTATACCCAGCAACAAGCAAACAGCCCGCCATAAGAGAAAAGGCAGCGTGATTTCCATGGCGGACTGGCGCAAGCAGATGATACAGACGAGTATTGATTTTTGAAATTGATCGAAAGTAATAGATGTAGCGCAACGGCAGCGCCCATGCCGCACATAGAAGGAGATTCGCCATGAAATTCGCTGCCCTGCTGCTTGCCCTGCTTGCCACATCGGCCTTTGCCGACAACTACGTTCGCGGCTACACGAAGTCGGACGGGACATACGTTGCGCCGCATTACCGCAGCGAACAGAACTCAAACCGCTCTGACAACTATTCCAGCCAAGGAAACACCAACCCCTACACCGGGCAGCGCGGAAGCCAGCGCAACGAGAATAGCGACCCGCCGGCATACAACAAGAATCATGGGAATTATGGATACAACAACCCCTACGACACTGATTCGAGCAGCGGTGGATCGCGCAGCCGCAGGTGAGCAGGGATTACTGAAGCGCCACCACTCGATTTACTGAAGCATTACTGAAGCCCCCCCCTAGTGGCGGGCTTTTTTTTCGTCAAAATATTTAGCATTTGCTATTGACATTCCGTATAGCATTTGCTATTGTGATTCTACTCGCGCAGGCGGGTACGCAGCAAGCGGCACGGATGGCGAGGGAAATCAACCCCCGAAGCAGCCAAGACGTAGGTTCACGAAGAACCAGCCGTAACTAGCCCGACTTGAGGGCACGCAGGATCAGGCAGCTACCGGAATTAACGCAACCACAAGAGAAAGGATTGACATGGCACACCAGCAACAAGCACTACACCCACCCCGCGCCGGGCTGACTTTCGCCCCCTATCTTATCCTCGGCGGAGCCAAACCCAGCATCGCGACCAGCGTCGCAGAGGCCCGCGAAAGATTCATCGACACCCGTGTGGCCGAGCAGTTGGCCGACCACGCCACCGTCCTCATCATCTTTCAGGAAGCGCTCGAAGATCGCGGCGAAGCGGTAGCCAAGAGCATCGTCCAGGCACTGAAAGAGGCTGGACAGTGCTGGGATGGCGTCTCCGACCTCTCCGACATCCTGCATCACTCGGCACGCCTTCGAGCCGTCGCTGAGTGGGAATTCCCAACCGATCCCGCGCCCGAGTCCTGCGCGTCATGCGACAACGGCAAGCGTGAGATCGATCCCTGCGGTACAGGCGATAGCCCAGCGACCTACAACTGCCGCCTCAACACCTGCCCGTGGGGTATCGCATGAGCACACTAGACAAAATCCGCCGCGCCATGACGTTCTATCCGCTGGCTACGCCGCGACAGCGCACCATTCAGGCATCACGCTGGGCCGACTCTGTGAAATATATCGAACAGCGCAACCTCGCCCGGCCCAAAACAACGCAGTCGGAATCCCACCATATCGCGAAAGGAGCCATTCAATGAATGCGCCCACCACCCAGCAACAAATGACGGCTGACCGCGTGAACACGATTGCCGACCTCGGCTTGTTCATCGGCACACGGATGAAGCAGATTAAGAGCGTAATCGCCAGCAACCTCACGCCAGAGAAGATGGCGCGCATTGCGCTGAACGAGCTGCGCAACAGTGACTTTCTAACCAAGATCGCCGTTCAAAATCCTGAGTCATTCGTTAATTCCATCGTGCAGGCGTCACACCTTGGTCTTGAGATCGGCGGCGTACTGGGTCAGGCCTATCTTGTTCCGTACAAGGGTGAGATCAAGATGATGCCAGGCTATCGCGGGCTTATCTCACTGGCGCGTCGCTCCGGCTCCATTACTAGCATCAATGCTGAGATCGTTTACGAGAACGACACCTTCGAACTATCACTTGGCGTGGCCCCATCTGTCGTACACAAGCCGATGCTCGACGGCCCGCGCGGCGAGCCGAAGCTGGCCTACATGGTAGCCAACTTCAAGGACGGCGGGCATCATTTCGAGTGGATGACCATGGAAGAAATTATGGCCATCAAAGCGCGTTCTTCAGCCGTGCAGTCAGGCAAGAAAACCCCATGGGACACCGACCGCGACGAAATGATCCGCAAGACAGTGATCCGGCGCGGCTGGAAGTACCTGCCCATGTCCATCGAAATGCAGACCGCGCAACTGATCGAATCGGCAAACGAACAGGGCAAAAACGTCGTGATCGATGGCGACGCCGTACTGGTGCAGGATGATCCTGATGCGGGCAAGGTTGTACACGACACCGAGAAGCCCACTTTCCCCGCCATCGAGTTCGAGAAGGAATTCCCGTCGTGGAAAAAACTGATCGAGTCCGGCAAGCGCACTGCGGACGAAATCATCGCTGCGGCAGGCGCCAGGGCGACGCTCACACAAGAACAGCAAACGCGGCTGCATGGCATTTCGGCAGCGCCAAGCGGGAAATTGAGCGCCGAAGAAATGGCCGAAGCCCGCGCTAAGGAATTGGCTGATGCAGGCAAGTAGATCATTGGGGCGGCGGTGCTGGGGGTTCCCGGTGCAGGCCAACGTCGCCCCACCCAACGGGCGCGGCGCGGCCTGGCTGGGCGCGGCCTGGCGGGGCGTGGCCGGGCAAGGCAAGGCGAGGGTTTCACCAACTTACAGGAGAAAGACCATGAAAACACTGAACATCAACACCGGAGAAAGACTATGAAAATTCACCATCTCACCCAAGGCACAGCGGAATGGCATGCCTTCCGCGCTACCCATCGCAACGCCTCGGAAGCGCCCGCAATGATGGGCGTATGCGCCCATACGTCACGCACCGACCTGCTCCGCATGAAATCCACCGGCGCCGAGCGCGAATTCTCTGATTGGGTGCAGGAACACATCATCGACGAGGGGCACGCAGTAGAAGAGCCAGCGCGCGAAATCGCGCAATCCATCATCGGCCAATCGCTCTACCCGGCCACGGTTGCGGACGACGACGACTACATGGCCGCCAGCCTCGACGGCATGACCATGGATGGCGAGGTGCTATTCGAGCATAAGTCATGGAATAAGGAGAAAGCCGCCTACATGCGCGAGACCGGCCAGGTGCCGCAGCAACACTACTGGCAAGTCCAGCAGCAACTCGTTATCACTGGCGCCGCCGAGCTGCTATTCATGCTGTCAGATGGCACACGCGAGAAGATGATTTACGTCATCGCCAAGCAAGACCCTGACGCTCGCGAGACGCTACTGGCACACTGGCACCAATTCGACAAAGACCTCGCGGCCTATGTCCCGGCAGAGATTATCCCCGCCGCCGTGGCTGCGCCAATCAAAGACCTCCCGGCGATTGTCGTCACGGTGGCCGGGAACTTGTCGGTCGAGACGAATTTCACCCAATGGGGGCTCGAACTCAACGAATTCATCGCGCGCATTCCCGCGAATCCATCAACCGATCAGGAATTCACTGATTGCAAGGCCGCTGTTGCCGCGCTCAAAAAGGCAGAAGAACTGCTGGACGCCGAGGAAACCCGCGTTCTATCCATGGTGCCAAGCATCGACGAAATGAAGCGCGAAAAGAAATTCCTGAGCGACCTATCAAGAACAACCAGATTGGCTCTGAATGCACTGGTTACAGCCCGCGAACAGACGCTCAAGGCAGAGATCATGCAGGCAGGCAAGGATGCGCTGGCGGAGCATATCGCCAGCCTCAATGAACGACTTGGCAAGCCCTACATGCCTTC